ACAAGTGGACAGCTCCAAAAGGATATTGCTTTGTAATACCTTTAAAAGCTACAGATCAGTTTAACACTGAATCTGAAAAACCTTTACAAGGTATTGTTAAGTATTCTGACGGTACAGTTAAGGTTGGCGATCTAGTTGGTTTTAGACCAAGTAGTGAATATGAGTTTATCGTTGATGGCGAGAGACTATTTCGAGTTTTATCTAATTTTATTACAATCAAATATGAACATCAAGGAAACGAAGAAACGTATAATCCAAGCTGGGCACAAAGCAGTTGAAGAACTTATTAAGGTAGGTGAAGAAGCTATTGTCACTGACTCTGAAGATGATCTAACAGCTGATAAGTTAAAAAATGCCGCAGCATCTAAAAAGCTAGCTATATTTGACGCATTTGAGATACTTAACAGAATTGAAGAAGAAGAAAACTTGCTTGAGGGCAAAACACCTGAAGAGGCAAAGGAAAAAACTTTTAAAGGATTCGCAGAAAGTAGATCTAAATAATGTACGAGCAAAGTTTAGTTAATACAGTTGAACCTGTAAAAAAGACCACTATCAGTAGACTTAACAAAGGCAAGAAGTGGAAATACGGTTACGACAAAGAACACGATATTATAGTGTTATCTCACAACGGGCAGATAGGTGAGATAATAGAAATACAAGGACTAGTTATTGCGCTACCAAAGGCTCCTAAAGAAGTATACAAAGATCCGAAGAACAAATGGGTGAAATTCGAGTACCCCAAGGAGTTGCAGAGAATTAAAAGTATATTCGATTGGAGAAACTATCCGGAAAGCAGTAAAGAAAAATGGTACGATTATATAGACGAAGAATTTAAAAGAAGGGAAGAAGGATTCTGGTTTATAAATAATGGTAAACCAACCTGGATAACGGGTACGCAGTACATGTACTTACAATGGAGTAAGATTGACGTAGGTGCTCCAGATTTTAGAGAAGCAAACAGATTGTTTTATATATTCTGGGAAGCTTGTAAAGCAGATAAAAGATGCTATGGAATGTGCTACCTTAAAAACAGACGTTCTGGATTTTCTTTTATGTCATCAGCAGAAACAGTTAATTTAGCTACCCTTGCGAGTGATAGTAGATTTGGTATACTATCTAAAACTGGTAGTGATGCAAAGAAGATGTTTACAGACAAAGTAGTACCAATATCAATCAACTACCCTTTCTTTTTCAAGCCTATTCAAGATGGTATGGATAGACCAAAGTCAGAGTTAGCATATAGAGTACCGGCTAGTAAGTTTACAAGAAAAAAAATTACTTCAAACGAAAAGCTTGAAGACATCAAAGGTTTAGATACAACGATTGACTGGAAAAACACTGGAGATAATAGTTATGATGGTGAGAAACTAGCTTTGTTAGTTCATGATGAATCTGGGAAATGGGAGAGACCCGATAATATTTTAAACAACTGGAGGGTTACAAAAACATGTTTACGATTAGGTAGTAGAATTATTGGTAAATGTATGATGGGCTCAACTTCAAACGCTTTAGATAAAGGTGGAGAGAATTTTAAAAAACTATACAATGCCTCAGATGTCACGAGAAGAAATAGAAATGGTCAGACAAAGTCTGGCTTATACTCTCTTTTTATCCCAATGGAATGGAACTACGAAGGATTTATTGACGAGTATGGAGTTCCAGTCTTTACTAACCCTGATATCGACAGACTTACACCAGACGGTGAATTAATAGACGTAGGTGTAATAGACAACTGGCAGAACGAAGTTGATGGTTTAAAAGACGATCAAGATGCTTTAAACGAATTTTACCGACAATTCCCTAGAACTACAGAGCATGCTTTTAGAGATGAGACTAAAAATAGTATATTTAACTTAGTTAAATTATACGAACAGATAGATTACAACGAAGAGATGACTAGAACTCTAGGGGTTACAACAGGTAATTTTCAATGGGTTAATGGAGTTAAAGATTCTCAAGTAATATTCTATCCAGATCCAAAAGGAAGGTTTAAAGTTAGTTGGGTTCCACCACAGCAATTACAAAACAGAGTGATACTTAAAAACGGTGTAAAACATCCTGGCAACGAACACATGGGTGCTTTTGGTTGTGATAGTTACGACATATCAGGTACGGTAGATGGAGTTGGATCGAAAGGAGCTTTACACGGTTTAACTAGGTTTAGCATGGAAGATGCTCCAGCTAACAGTTTTTTTTTAGAATACTTATCTAGACCACCAACAGCTGAGATGTTCTTTGAGGACGTTCTAATGGCTTTAGTATTTTATGGGATGCCAATATTAGCAGAGAACAATAAACCACGTTTATTATACTATTTAAGAAGAAGAGGATATAGAGGGTTTAGCATGAATAGACCTGATAAAATTTGGAACAAATTATCTGTTGCAGAGAAAGAAGTTGGTGGAATACCAAATTCCTCAGAAGATATTAAACAAGCTCACGCGGCAGCAATCGAGATGTATATACAAGATCACGTAGGTATCAAACAAGATGGAACATTTGGTGATTGTTATTTTAACGAACTGTTAAACGATTGGGCTAAGTTTGATATAAACAAAAGAACAAAGCATGATGCGTCAATAAGTTCTGGTTTAGCTATTATGGCAAACAATAGACATTTATACGCACCAAACGCTAAGGTTGAAAAACAACCATTAAATTTAAACATTTCCAAGTATACTAATACTGGAAGCAATTCACAAATAATCAAATAATAAATATGGCAGAGTCTGGCATTAAAAGTTATTTCCCGAGTCAAACAGTTAGTGATGCTGAAAAGCTAAGCTATGATTATGGTTTGAAAATAGGTAAAGCAATAGAGCAAGAGTGGTTCAACAATGATAGAGGTTCTAATAGGTATGGGGCTAATAGCAATGATTTTCATAATTTAAGATTGTACGCTAGAGGCGAGCAGTCTATTCAAAAGTATAAGGATGAGTTATCTATAAACGGTGATTTGTCCTATTTAAATTTAGACTGGAAACCAGTTCCAATTATTTCTAAGTTTGTAGATATTGTTGTAAATGGAATTGCCGAAAGAACCTATGATATAAAAGCTTATTCTCAATCTCCAAATGGAGTTGAAAAGAGAACAGAGTACATGGAAGCTATCATGAATGATATGGAGTTTAAGGAGTTTGATAATTTCGCTGCCGAAAACTTTGGTGTAGACACTAAAGATAGCGATCAAAAAGAATTACCAGAAACCCCAGAAGAACTACAGCTTCACATGCAGTTAACTTACAAACAAGCTGTTGAGCTCGCTGAAGAGCAAGCTTTAAACGTTTTGTTTGATGGTAATAAGTACGAGTTAACAAAGAAGAGGTTTTACTATGATTTAACAGTTTTAGGTATTGGTGCTGTTAAAACTTCTTTTAACACGTCTGAAGGTGTTACTGTTGATTATGTTGATCCAGCTAACCTAGTGTATTCTCACACTGATTCCCCTTATTTTGATGATATTTATTATGTTGGAGAAGTTAAAACTATTCCTGTAAATGAATTAGCAAAAGAATTTCCTCATTTGTCTGAAAGTGATCTAGAAGATATAATGAAAAATAAATCTAACAATAGATCTAACCGCAACTCAAGACATAGTTACGATAAAGAAGATAATAACACCATACAAGTCTTGTACTTTAACTACAAAACCTACATGAATGAGGTGTATAAAGTCAAAGAAACTGGAACTGGTGCTGATAAAATTATACCTAAAGACGATTCGTTTAATCCTCCACAAGATAAAGAAGGTGGATATAGTAGAATGTTAAGATCTATAGAAACACTTTATGATGGGGCTATGATTTTAGGTACTGATAAATTACTTAAATGGGAGATGGCTAAAAACATGATGCGTCCTAAAAGTGATTTTACAAAAGTTAAAATGAACTACGCTATTGTTGCTCCTAGAATCTATAATGGTAAAATTGATTCATTAGTAAAACGTATAACTGGTTTTGCTGATATGATTCAATTAACACACTTAAAGTTACAACAAGTAATGGCTAGGATGGTTCCTGATGGCGTTTATTTAGACGCTGATGGTTTAGCTGAAGTTGATCTAGGTAACGGAACAAACTACAACCCGCAAGAAGCTTTAAACATGTTTTTTCAAACTGGTAGTGTTATTGGTAGAAGTTTCACTTCTGATGGTGATATGAATCCAGGTAAAGTACCTATTCAAGAAATTACATCAGGTTCTGGTGGAAATAAAATGCAAGCTCTTATTGGTAACTACAACTATTATCTACAAATGATAAGAGATGTAACCGGACTTAACGAAGCTAGAGATGGTAGTATGCCAGATAAAAACGCTTTAGTAGGCG